GGTTTTCTTAATTCCTTGGGCAAATAAGATCTATCTCCAGTTATTTTAGGCGATTCAGACCAACCATATCGAGCATTAAGACCTTGTTTCATGTTAATAAGTTCATTGACACTCATTTCACCATTTGGAGATTGTGCCAATGAATTCTCAACGCCACTAATAATTTCATCCAGCTCTGCTTTGTGTGGAATATTTTCTCTAACAAACTTGCTCTTAAGTTTTGCAACCCCAGATTCAAGATCTTTTATATTGACTGTATCATCAGCAAATGCTGTTTTAGCAGTTTCATAAGACTTGGCTGCTTCTTGAGCAAATGCTTTTCTCGGGCCAGGATAACCAGCCGCTACAGTAAAGGCTAAGCTTGTGGCTGTTTGTCCAATTGGTCCAGCACCAAATGCCTCTGCAGTTTTCTTACCAGTTTCTCCAGCTGCTGCCATACCAAGCGCTCTCTTCCACGGAACATTTATTCCCGAAAATGGCATAAGAATTTTACCTGTCTTTAATGCGTTAGCCGCAGAAACTCCTACTTTTTGTAATACGTTAGATACTTTTCCTAAAGCAGCTCCTGGCATAAAAATAGATCCAAATGTTTCAGCAACATCATAAAGTGTATTCTCAAAACTAGATCGTGGATCAGTATATCCCTTACTCCATTCAGACAACTTTTTTGAAGCATCTTCAGATGTGGGAGCCGAAATTGGCAACTTAGCTTGTATTTCAGAATAGGTTGGAGTTTTTCCGCCACTTAAATAATTTGCTACGCCAAGACCTGCTGAAGCGATATTTCCCAATCCCGTAACAGCGCCAGCTCCAATTCTGGAACCTACACCACCGGCCAACCTTGTTGCATATTCAACGGCATTCTCTGGTTGATTCATTGGAGGAGTAGAACCACCTGACGGATTTATTGGCGCTGCAACTTTTCCACCTGGCATATAAATCTTTTTCCATTCTTGCAATACTTTTTGCTCTAAATCAGCCGGTTCTTTGCCATCATTATCGGCAATTATTTTTTCCGATATATCATCAAGCGCAATGCCTTCTCGATTGGCTTTATCGATTATTCGATTTAACATATATTTTTGCGCTTCAATAGGCATATCAAGACTTGGTTTAGTAGCGCGAGCGGCCACTATCTTTGCCTTTGATAATGGACCACGCTGAGAAGCAGAAAGACTTAATGCTAAATCTTCGTATATCTTAGCTAATTCTCTAGTCTCTGCGCCAGCACCCCATAAAGGTGCATATCCTGTTAATCCAGAACGTGTTTGCCCTGTTTCAATAAGTCCAAGCGCTTCTTCGGCGCTTTGGCGCATATTAAATGCATCCATATATGACTTTGATAGACTCTCTTTAAATTTTTTATTAGAAGAATCAATTTTTTTCTGCGCAACTGTTTCTTTTTGTTGTGCAAGTTTTTCTCGAGCGAGTTGCATTTGAGGAGTTTCACCAAAAGCACCGAATGTCTTTCTTGGTCTTTGTGTTCCAAATCCGGCCTGTGCTGGAACTTCTCCGCCTACTTGAGGAATTGGCATTCTTTCTGGCAATAATGGTTGATTTGCTTCTTCTGGCGTTGGTTGTCCAAGAATCTTAGAAAGTTGATCCTGGGTGAAATTTGGCATATATCCAGGTTGCCCTGGTTGTCCATGCGCCATACCCATTGATTGCATAGCATTTTCAATCATAGGATTTTGGAATTGCTGTTGTTGTGGTGGTGCCATCAATTTTTGAAGATTATCGATGCCAGTTTGATCTATTTGCTGTATTGGCATTTGTTGAGGAATTTGCTGTTGTTGTTCTTCGGCTGGTTGACCAAATAATGCCATCATTCTTTGTGCTGCCACAGGATTGGCATGAAACATTGATATGACTTCTGCTTGCTGTGGACTAAAATTACCAGTTTGTTGCAATGCTTTGGATAATTTTGACTGTTTTTGTGTGTCCAGTATGTCATTTAATTTATGCTGAAGCGCTTGATTTAATCCTGCTCCCAGACCACCACCAAAAGCAGCACCAAGCCCACCACCTCTTGCATAAGGATCATTAATAATTTGTGCCATGTTATACTCCTGCTCTTACTTTATTTAGAAATGGCAAAAGTTGATTGAGTCCAGACATTCCACCCGTTGCCCACATTCCTGCACCTTGTCCCAATCCTTGACCAAGACCACTAAATAATCCCTGCAATGGACTTGGTTGCCCTTGCTGATAAATATTCTCAAATTGAGGCATTAATGCCATTTGCAGCATTTGCATCAAAGCTTGTTGCTGTTGTTGTCCATATTGAGATTTCATTGAAGCTAAATTTGTTTCAAGTCCAGCACCAGCCTGTCCTAAAGAATGAGCAAATGCACTTGAACGCTGTCCGCCACCCGTACCCATCCCAGAAAACATTTCAGCAATTCCGGGAACAGTATTTTGTTGAAATCCTTGTCGAGCCTGTGCTTCAATAGGAGCAAAATCAAATTTATTTCCCTGAAGTCCACCCATTGCTTGAGATAATAATTGGCTTAAAGCCCCTTGCTGTTGTGGATTTACCGTTGATCTTTGTGACCATTTTCCTGGAGTTCCACCAAATAGACTCATCATATCTCCTAATTTTTAATATATTCCAAAACTATATACGTTACATTATACGCACTATAATTTGCTGCTGTTTTTACATTAACATTGGTACTATCAACTGATAGAAGTATACCATTAGCTAAGGTACCAGGATCAACATAAGGCAACGGAAGAGCAGTCAACCCAGTTGTATTGGTCGCTGTTCCATAAATACGCGTAAAGGTGTACCCAGAGTTAACTGATATGCCATGAGCAACGGACTTTGTAGCTGTGTTGGGAAGTGCGCCAAAGTTAATTACCTTATTGAATGATTGCCGGTATTCTGGTTTGGTTGGGGTAGATGAATCATAAGCGGGGTTGGGGAAAAACGCTTGGCCTTTAACCGTCTCAGCGGTATCAAAATACGACGACTCTTTATTATTAATCGTAACCGACATCTGGTTCAAGTTCTGGTACATGCGCACCAGAAGCTCTTTGAACTCAGGTTTGGTTACATCCATATCCTTTATTTCTGTCACGTCCCAAACTTGTGTAGATTGTAAGTAAACACCAGCAGAGCTGCTTGCGCTTGCCATTATTGTAATCTCCCGGTTGGATTGGTGTAAAGCATGATACCTTCAAGTTGAAAGTCAGAGAATGTTATCGTAGGATCATACATTTGGGCCTGGTTCATCGTTATTAATATCTGGATGCATTCACCCTGGCTCTGCAAATAAATAGTATGCCAAAGACGATCTTGGGTCTGTTCACGCTGTACATATTGGTATGGTGTTGTTTCAAGGATATTACCTACGCCCAAAATAGTATTAGACCCAGTAGCGTCGGCAACAAGTTGAATATTAGAAGAGCTTGAATAGTAGTCGACGTATACTTGTCCAGCATCGGTCTTTTGTACCCCAAAATCTATTTTAGCAATGCTAACGTCTTGCCCTTTTTCTATATATGGATTCCATTGCTTAGACTTGATCAATATATTAGAAACTCGCGCAGCAGTTGCCCCTCCTAAATAAGTTTGAGGTAAAGCAACCTGGCCTATAGAGACCGTATCGGCATCGATAACTTGATCAATTGTATATATTGTGTAGCTCAAAGCTAAAGGATCTGGGCCGGTTTGCCAGCCAGCTTCGATATAGATATAATCACCCGGCTGCAGCGAATGGTTTGGAATAACTAATGTAGTTGCTGCGCCAACAACTATAATATCGGTAATTTGTAATCCCGGAGCATTACGAGGCATTTCCGTATCAAGATAGAGAATATATCCCTGCTGGTTTCCCATAACAATTCTACGTGCTTGAGAATCAATTATTCCTGATCCCCAGGTATATTCATTCTCTTCCCAAGTAAATGTTGAGGTAGACCAGATTTTGTCGTCTTGTTGCTCAAAATACCCAAAGGCAGTTACGCAATCGTCATTTAGTGCCCAGGAATCATTTTTGTAGTTATAAACCAGTACCTTATTAGGATAAGTATCAGAGTTATTGTTAGCCCCAACTTTAGGGAAACTCCAATAAACCATTTCAGTAAAATAATCACGAATACCATGTACGCGATAAATTCCCTCATTGTCATTCCTGATTTTAAATATCTGGTCGGGAATTTTGGAGTCTATACGTTCAACGTTACCACCAGTACAAGCATGAACACCAACGTTTCCAACCGTTAAAATAAATTTATCAAAAGGAACTGACGAGAAAGTCGATTCAGCCCCTAATTCAGTATTAATCTTCTGCCAAACAAAAGGCTGTATTTGGTTGCCCGTATATGCTAACTCCCACGTAGAGCTCTCAAAATAAACAATCAAACGGTCTTTGATAAATTCAGCGCTGACAATTTCTTCGTCTGTAGCTGCATCTATCCACCCAGCCCCATTCCATCCAACTTCATTATGTTCAAGCCATGAACCATTAGCATTTGCCGGGATCGGCGTCCCATTATGAGAAAACCTACAACGAGCAGGATAATGGGAGTTATACGTCCCAGCAGCATTTTGTTCTACGGTATTTAATAATATTAATCGGTCCTTAAAAGGAACAATTATGCGAGCACTCTGAACAAAATCACCAGCGACTAGAAATTTTGGCTTAAAAGTTGCCCATCCAGCCGTTGGATCATAAGAATACATGGAATCGTCTGTCAAACCAGGGGCTGCATTTTGAGTAGCATTAAAGTTGGTAACAAACATCTCGACTGTAGATGTTACTGCACCTTGCCAGTTACACGTCCAAAAGAACTGTGAATCGCTTCCTTGCCAAACTGGACTGCCCGGAAGATTATTCCATGCTCCACCAGAAAATGAATAAGCAAACTGAGTATCGAAAGCAAAGGCTACATTATCAATTATCGCGGCTGTTTCATAAAGCGTCAGGCCCATTATTGGTGTCGATGGATAAAAATAAACAGCGGTGTTATGAGCGGCCCCAGCGAAAACAAACTCCCCGGTAGTCGTATTATAAGTATGCGTTGAAGAAACTCCCGTAGTAAGCATAACAGCAGGAGTTCCCGTAACGTTAACAGTAAATATTTCATCCCCGATAGAAAATAATTGCCCGACGGCAAATACCGCTCCTGGAACTTTTGACGCTGGGGTAGAGGCGCCAGTATTATCGGTAGTATCAACCGCATATCTTACTCGAGAGAATAATTGGGCTGTTTGGCTTGAACTTGCTCCAACACCAGTAAATGTTGATCCAAAACGTTTACGTACGCGACCACGGAAGACATACGCATTCTCTAGCTCCGAGAAAGCGTCGTCAGGAATCATCCAAGGTCTCTTGTCAGTCTCTAAACCGGTGCCTAACGGAGCAATGAGAAATCTGTCGTATGCCATGGTGATCCTTTTAATAACCTATAGCCAAATAATAGCAATTTTTAGCAAAAGAGTTTGATGCTGGCGTAAACCCAGTAGTAGTTGCAGATGCAACCCAAAGCGCAGAATTATCGCCAGACGATACATAAATTCCTGTTAACTGGATGGATACCAATGCGGCAAATACGGGAATGCCTACACCTGTTGGAAAATTATGCAAAGGGCCTGAGCCATGAGCTACAGAAGCAATTCCCCATTTCATAATAAGCCCTGACGGTAAATATGACCATCCTTCAGCCACTAATGATCCAGCAGTCATAGGAATTTGATGTGCAGGAGCCACATTGTTTACCCATATTTGTGGAATCCCGCCATAATTAGCCCCATAAAGTCCAATAAATCCCGCAGCGCTTACAGCAGGGGCAGTAGCAATAGGAAACGTAATTTTATTATGTTTTCCTGCATTTGCTGTATTAAATCCAGAATGATCAACAGCAACAAGTGTATTAATCGCCTGAAAGTTATTATAAAGATCAGCTTGAGATGATGATAATTTGTCAGTCGACAAGGGAACATTCGCATTATATACCATTTTATTTCCTATTCTTAATTAAACGTTATTTCCGCCCCATCCAGAAATTCCACTTGAGATGTCTACTTGTTCTGTGTAGATCGTAGAAGTTCGCTCAGAAGCAGCATTAACAATAGTTCTACGCAATACAAGGCGTTCTTGATTTTTAAACTCAGGCATGATCATCTGAAGTGATTCTGTGTCCATACGGTCTTCAAATATCTTCTTGGCTGTTCCATAAGCAATATATTGCCACCATTCACTTAGTTGCGGAACATCAGTAGATGCCAGCAATACAGATGGCCGTGTAAAGCATTCCATAGTTATCTTATATGGTTGGTCAGGAACAGGTCTTAAAATGAACGTATCGTCAAAATAGAGCATTGCTTGAGGTCTTGCTGGAACGAATGGTATTGTCTGGCTATTAATTACCGCTTGGCTTTGGGGTGCCACTGGAAAGAAGAACCCATATTGCCCCGTAATATAATTGATGAATCCGACATTTGTTGGTGAAGTATTATAGATGCTTGTTGGGATAATCAAGTCGCCAAGGTCTGAATTTGCACGAGGCTGGTCAATTATAGATAGTCCGTTATTGTTTATATCGACAGAACTAAAAAGTACTTCATTTCGAATAATAGGAACAAATCCACCACCAAAACCAGCTTGAGCGCTTGCAAGATATCCAGTATAAGCAGTTGTAACACCATCGCCATATGCTATAGCATTAATGCTAAAAGTAAGTGGATAGATACCAAAAAATTGTTCACGCGATTCGGATAACATAGCTGGAAATCCGGCCATAGTTATCTGTTTCTCGATGCTGAGATACTGGTTCTTAAAATTGTAGAACTGGTCGTTGGGGTTAGTAGTATTAGTCGTATACCGATCAATATAGGGATTACAATAGAATGAAAACGTCTTGTGCAGCGAGAATATCTTTAGATTTTCTGGTAAGTCATACAGGATAAACGTATTAACGTAATCGTTGATTTGGCTATCAGTAATCTGAGATGCTGAAGGCGACCTTGTCAGTCTACGTACCTTAATATTAATCTGCTGTAAGGTCGATAATGTGGTATCTGGGGCTACTGGCATATTACTCCTTAAGGTAAAATATTCTGAACTGCACTTGTTAACATACTATTGTCTTCTGCAAAGGGAACTACCTGAGCACATGTCTGGGCCCAAGGGGGTATAGGCGCCAATGGGATCACAAATGGGTCATATTTGGTCGTATCAGCGGCTATCGTAAACGTTGTAGGACTTGTGACGATTATCTCGCCAGCAAATCCATTCAACTGTTGCATACCACATGCAACGGGAATATCTAATCTCACAGTAAGTCCTGATTCATAACCATGGGGAGCCGCAACTGCTACTAAAACTCCTCCTGTAACCTGTGTATTGTTGGTCGTGGTTATGATTGCTGGCGATGACTGAGAAATAGACAAGATAAGCCGAGCCACTGGGTAGAAATATGCATTTGGATTCACGAAACACGTGCTCATCGTTCTCCTAGATCGATATCTTCATACTTACAATATTCTTTTAAATCTGACTCAAAGTCTGGGTCTAGCATAGGCCGAGGCTTAAAATCATCTTCATCATCCAGAACAATTATGTCGATATCCGGTTGAATTGGTTCTTCTGGAGGTGTTGCTAAAACTGTAACACTAAATACTGTAACTAACACGATCATTTTTTATCTCATTGGTTCTATATGTTCTACGGTTATTATTTGTTTATCACCGATATTCAAATCTTCAATATCAACAAATTCCAAGCTCTGGAAGCCAAAACGTCTTACTTTTTGTCCAATTCGAGCCAATGGTTTGCCGCCTTCATCAACTGAGTGTACATGTACTGGATACCAGCCGTTTTTATTAAGATGCTTAGCAACACCAAGAGGAAGCGTATAAACTTGACCATCAACTAAATCATAGCGCGCTACTGGATCTTCTTTGTACACTTTAAAAACAAAACTCATTGATCCGCCTGGAACTTCATAAAACCTAAAGATCCCCTTAACGTTCTCGCGATCTTTATCGTGTTGATACTTAAGATTAACGGGCGTCTTTGCTTCTTTAACAGGCGAACTTGTTGTTTTATTTTCCATATTTTTATTATCACTTGCCATCTTGTCTCCTAATGGTCCTAAAAAATAGGGTGGGAGATTAATCCCTCCCTACACATTAAATGTGTTAAACCACAATTACGCTTGATTAAAATACTGCAGGAATAGGCTGAACGAGATTATTGAATGAGCTACCAGCTCTCCAATAAATTACATCGCCAGACGTACCGCCAGCACTGCCTAACGCAACTGCTGCTGCCGATGAATCTGTTCCTAATATAATTCCTGTCCATCCCGTGTTAACTGTCGAATCAGCTAAAATATTGGCATTAAGAGCCAATGCAATAGCCGTATCTTCACCTACAGGGATAATTTCAG